TAGATGATTTAGATGCAAAGGTTGTTGATAAACTGAATCGTCAGATGATCACTCTGTTTAGTTCCTCACAAGCATTGTATAATCAGATGATTGAAGAGGGAGTTGCAAAAGAATGTGCTCGAATGGTACTACCACTTTGCACTCCTACAAAAATCTATATGACAGGTTCTTGTCGTTCTTGGATTCATTATATTAATCTAAGATCAGCACACGGAACACAAAAAGAACACATGGTTATCGCAGAGGCATGCCGAAAGGTATTTACCGAACAGTTTCCATCTGTATCAGAAGCCCTTGAATGGGTCTAAATAACTTTACATTACTTTATAATTATGGCGACATATCCTGTAGTTAACAATCAAACTGGTGAAAGAAAAGAGGTTGTGATGAGTGTGATGGATTGGGATAAATGGACAGAAGACAACCCAGATTGGAGTCGTGATTATTCAGATCCTTCAACTGCACCTGGCATGGGAGTTGAATCTGTTGGTGATTGGCAAGATAAATTAAATAAAAAACATCCAAGTTGGAAAGAGGTTATTAAAAAATCAGAAAAATCTGCTGGCATTCGAGGAAGATTAGCAAAGAGAGGTATTGAAACTTAATGGCAAGAAGAAAAAGAGGATCAAGTTCAGAGCAACCAATTGGTGTTGGTTTAACTGCAAAACAAATGAAAAGAAAAAAACCATTAAATAATGGTTATCTTATTGACATTGAACCACTATCAGATAATCAAAAAAAATTATTTGATTTCTATAATGATCAAAAAAATATAGTTGCCTATGGTTGTGCGGGAACTGGTAAAACATTTATTACATTATATAAGGCACTCGCTGATGTTTTAGATGAAAGCACTCCATATGAAAAAATTTACTTAGTAAGATCTCTTGTATCTACAAGAGAAATTGGTTTTTTACCTGGTGATCATGAGGATAAAGCAGACATCTATCAGATACCATATAAGAACATGGTAAAGTATATGTTTCAGATGCCTTCTGATGCTGACTTTGAAATGCTCTATGGTAATCTAAAAGCACAAGAAACAATTAAGTTTTGGAGCACATCTTTCATTCGTGGGACAACATTGGATAATGCAATCATTATTGTAGATGAATTTCAGAATTTAAATTTTCATGAACTTGATAGTATTATTACTCGTGTTGGTGAAAATACAAAGATTTGTTTCTGTGGTGATGCGAGTCAAACTGACTTAGTAAAAACAAATGATAAAAATGGTATCGTTAATTTTATGAACATCTTGCGTAAAATGCCATCCTTTGGTATAATAGAATTTGATATTAATGACATCGTTCGTTCTGGACTTGTCAAAGAATATCTTTTGTCGAAACTAGAGATAAATTTTGATGTTTAATCATGTAGACTTAGATCTTAAACCAATTCCAAGAGAAACAATAGATGGTATAAGGTATTATAAAATTCCTGATGAAGAGGAACCACTTAGATTGGTTTCTATTACATCTATTACAAGTCATTTTAACAAACAGATCTTTCTTGATTGGAGAAAAAGAGTTGGTAATGAGGAAGCAGATCGTGTAACAAAAGCTGCCACAACTCGTGGAACAGATATGCATACACTAACTGAGCATTATCTAAAGAATGAGAAGTTACCAAAAGTTCCTCCTATATCTGATTTTTTATTTAAAATATCTAAGAAAGAATTAAGTAGAATCAATGAAATTTATTCTCTAGAAGGTGCCCTATATAGTAAACAACTAGGAATTGCTGGAACTGTCGATTGTATTGCAGAACATGATGGTGAGTTAGCAATAATAGATTTTAAGACATCTAAGAAACCTAAACCACGAGAGTGGATTGAACATTATTTTGTTCAGGCTATGGGGTATGGTTGTATGCTGTATGAGATGAAGAATATAGCAGTTAAAAAATTAGTCATTATTATGGCATGTGAAAATGGAGAATGCGTTGTTTATGAAGAAACTGACAAAACCAAGTATATCAGACTTCTTGGTAGATACATCGACAAATTTGTCAAAGACAAACTGGAGTTTTATGGAACCAAACAAAGAACTTGAAAAAGCAATAGAGAGTAAGTTTCTAACTCCTACGAAGTTTTCGATGGAGATAGAGAAGATAGTCGCTGAAGAAAAATTGAATTACATAGATGCGATATGTCAGTATTGTGAAATGAATGACATAGAGATACAGTCTGTGACGAAACTTATTACAAAACCTCTTAAAGAAAGGTTGAAATATGATGCAATTCAGTTAAACTTTATGAAGAAGACTTCTCGTGCAAAATTACCTTTGTAATGATAGGATTCTACCTTCCACCAACACCCCCAAATGTTGAGACATTTATCGAGTATCGTATTTTGATACCACAACACACATTTAGTATGAATGATAATGTTTTGACACTTGAAACTAAATTTATAAATCCAGAGATTCCAAATCCTTTTTATTATGAAAAAATCTGAACTTATACATTGGAGACTTCAAGCTATGTTAAGAGAACATAGTTTTCCAGACCTAGCGTATTTGGGTGTGAGACCTGACAGCATCGGTATGCCACAACATTGGTATATGATAGGTGATAATGAAGTTCCTTGCGATGCAATTACAGAATTAGAAAGTGAAGAAGTTGATGAAAGTGACACCATTTGAAACCTACCAGACATATCTCTCAATGAAGAGTCATTTCACGAATAAAAGATATGACTTTTTTAAGTATGGAGGAAAGTCAAGAGCAACAATGACATCCTTTAATAAGAGAAAGGATAAGTATTGGTTTGAAAAAACATCCAGAAAGTATTCAGATCAAGAAATTACAGACTTTTTATTAGCAAATTTTGTAACCACAAACACACCACAAAACTTATGGATTGGAGAAATTATAAATTCTGGAGAAAGAACGTACGCAGATTGGATGAGACGACAGCAGAGTTTGACTTACTTATTCAAAGAACAATCAAAAAAATTACTATCGGAAAAAGAATTAGAAGAAGTATTCAATTGTTCGAAAGGTCATCCACCGATACTCAAAAAGTATCTGGGAGGAGAAATAAGTTTAGAAACTTTAGTAATCTTCGAAAAAATATTTTCTTTTGGAAAAAAATTTAATCGTAAACTTAAAGACCCAGTGTGGGAAACCGTCAGCATGAAAATAAAAAAATATATACCCTTCCTAAATATTAATGTGTTCCAGTATAAAAAAATTTTAAGAGAGATTGTCAATGAGTAATTTTTTTGAATCAGAAATCATTCAAGGAGAACTTGAAGAAATCAATGAACTTCAGAAAATTCTATATGGTAATGTAATGCAATTTCCCACAATGGAATATGATGAACGAATGGATCACATTGACCTTTTGACAGAGTTATTGGAAAAACAGAAAGTTATGTATACTCGTCTGTCACTATCTGATGATCCTGAAGCTGTCAAACTGAAGGAACATTTACATAAAACAATTCCTTTAATGGGTTTTCCCAAAGGAACTGATATGAATTTGCTCTTTGAGGGTATGAGAGAAACAATCTCAAAACTTAAAGACAATATTGACAAATTGTAATTAATCCATTATAATCTAAACATCCAACGAAATCCAATTTAATCCGAGGTATCCAAATGTCATTTGCTAATCTTAAAAAGCAATCAAAATTAGGTTCTTTAACTGCAAAGTTAGTTAAGGAAGTTGAAAAATTAAACACTAACGGAACATCAGGTGATGACCGTTTGTGGAAACTAGAAGTTGATAAGTCAGGTAACGGGTATGCCGTTATTCGATTCTTACCAGCACCTGATGGTGAAGACTTACCGTTTGTAAAACTGTATAGTCATGCATTCCAAGGTCCTGGTGGATGGTATATTGAAAACTCTCTCACTACACTTGGTCAGAAAGATCCCGTATCAGAGTATAACTCTCAGTTATGGAACAATGGAACAGATGCAGGTAAGGATGCTGCTCGTAAACAGAAACGTAAACTTACATACATCAGCAACATTTATGTTGTAAAAGATCCTGCCAATCCTGAGAACGAAGGAAAGGTATTTTTATATAAGTATGGTAAAAAAATCTTTGATAAACTCACAGCAGCAATGCAACCTGAGTTCGAAGATGAGGAAGCAATTGATCCATTTGATTTCTGGCAAGGTGCAAACTTTAAACTCAAGGCAAAGAATGTAGCAGGATACAGAAACTATGATAGTTCTGAGTTCACTGCTGTGACTCCTTTACTTGATGATGATGACGCACTTGAAGCTGTTTGGAAAAAGGAAAACTCCCTTAAAGAGTTTGTCGATACCGATCAATTCAAATCATATGATGACTTGAAGAAACGTTTAGAGTATGTGCTTGGTAGTAAGAGACCAACCAGTTCGATTGAAGAGGAAGATACTGATCGTGGTGCTGCTGAAGAGTTAGTTACTGCTGCCGTATCTACACCACCATCATCACTGAACGAAGATGATGATGATGCATTATCATACTTTGCAAAACTTGCAGAAGAGTAATTAAGTTGTTACTCTAGTATTTTCTGTACGAATTAACTTATCGTTCACGA